TAGCACTCCTTGCTCTCCCCTTCCAATACGATAAAGTTTGCGAGTCTCTGGATCTGTGAAGTCAAGTTGTTTGTAATCCAGTCCATAATCAAACTCTTTCATTAGTTGAAGTTGTGTAGGTTGTGCCAGACAGTTTCAATATGCATGTTACCCTTGAAGTAACCAGCAACAATGATGCTAATGCCAAACAAAAAACATGCCACCAATGATAACACTAGTGGCACGGTGGGATTCTGTGGTTCAGAGCTCAAAGTTTCGTCTCTCGTCAAGATACTTGATAATGTCACCACGCCATTCCATCAACTCATGATAGCATAGTTGCTCATGTGCTGCCTGACGAAGTTCATGGTCTGGTTTCAGAACAGATTCATAAAACAAATGGAAAGCATCAATTCGTTTTTGTCGTTTAAGATCGTCCATAATTGTAATGTCAGTGTTTGTATATATTACTCGTCGAACACCTTACACATGGGAGAACCAGGGTGATCATCACAGAACTTATCCAAAACTTTGTCTTTGTGACGTTCTTGTGGATCAGCGATCTTACCTTCAGTCTTTGGATCCCACTCATCAGGTGAGTGTGTCTCATTGGCATGAAAGTCTACTTTATACTCATTCCACTTATCGTTGGGATCGTAGAGTGGATCTTGTGGGTCGCGTTGGCGTGGTTCGGATTGGGACATTAGCATTGCTCCTTATTAAACAGTTTACGGCACTTCTTAACTTCTTTGAGTTCGTCTTTGATCATCTGATATGCATCTTCAGGAGAGATTCTCCTTGACATCTCCATAGCAGTGATAACTTCAACTCTAGTCCCAAAGTGTTTAAGTGCCTCCTCAAAACAATTTAGCTCTTCGTACATGCTGCCTCCTTGAGACGTTGTTTTTCTGCCTTTGCTTCTGCTGCCTTGCGCTTGCGTGCCTGTTCAACTACACTGAAGTCAAGACTACCAGGGTAGACAGCATTGTAAGCGTCACAGACGTTCTTGAGAGAGTCTTCACGCTTTTTAGACTGCAGACCACGCGCACGGAGTTCCTGGCGGGTAGGAATGGCACCGTGAGGGCGTTGAGCAGCGAAGAACGGGGCGAGAGCAGCAGCATCCTTGACAGACAGGGTGCTGCGATCGGGCAGAGAACCTTGCATGATGTAGTGGGGCGATCAACTGTCTAATCATACAGCAGTTGACCATGGTTGTCAAGGGATCAGGGTCTCTACCTCATCAAACTGATAGTGTGTTGTCCTAAACAATAGAATATCTACCAATTCATTATTCTCAAACACAAACTCAAAGTCAAGTCTGAAGTTCTGGAATCCTTTTCTATCTCTTCCATCCTCATATACTCTTTGACGAACGTCAGGAAATACACTATAGATGTATTGTCCTTGCTCTTCTGTCAAGAAGTTACCCACTGCAGATGATAAACCATACAGATGTTTTCTACAGACTTGTTCTGTTGTTAACTCAATCTTTTGTGAATTGATTTCAGGTGTTATCTTTGATCTACCCTCTTTGGCACTAGACTTTCTCTCTTTCCAAAATGCTTCAGGATACTTACAATTCAACCTGACTGATTCTTTACCATCAATATGGAAGATCTTTTCTGGTTTGAGATATACAGGACTTCTATTGCAATGTGCAACGAGTCTATCCATCAGGTCATTACCAGTGGGGTTAAACGATTTAGACCACTGTTGTGACTGCCCTACCTTGATAGCAGTGGCAATACCAGAACTGTCATGCAGGTATCCAAAAAAGTGTGATCCATGATGACAGGTTTTATTTGCCAGTGGATTAACATGTTGTGTTAGTAGAGCCTCCACTGCTTTGTCATACACAGCACTCAAGTGAGAAGTATTTGTCTGGTTGATTAAATTCTTGAAGTTGCCTCCTTGCACATACAAATCATTGAAAGATAGATCTACAACAGTTTCGTAAGACAAGTGCTGATCACCATTGTGATTCACCACAAGATGTTTTTGTTCATTCTTAATAGCAGGACATGTACCACCACCAAGCATATATTCAAAAACAAATATCTCATTCAACTGGTTACGAATATTATGTTCTAGTGCAGGTTGATACTTCACATCTTTCAATGATGTGTACAACCATGGCATCGATGAACTAGTGTATAGATGCTCCTGCCTCAATACACTGTATACTTCATTAACTGTGTAGATATCGGAGAAGATCATTCGTTCGATGCGATAAGTTGTCCGTCTTTATTATATAATGCATAGAAGATATAGAGTTCTGGATTAGCAACAGACGCTTGATTCTCTGGGAAGTTATCTTCAAAGTATTCCATGACACCTTGGTCTAGTCGCTCAAGTTCTACAATCACATACTCTGACTCTTTCATGTCAGCGATGAGATCTGTCTCCAGAATTGATGTATATCTAGCAATAGATGTGTTAATAGCATCAACATCAGTGCTATTGTTCCACCCAGTCACTCTAATGAAAGCCAATGGTTTGCCTGCCGCTAGTGCATAGCGTCCAAGAATCTCTTGTAGATTGAAGATCTGATAGTTTTGGTTAATCATCGATAAACAATTTCCAGGCGATGGTGACTCTTAATCCTTTGAAGTTCCTAGTACACGGTGCAGCACAGTGTGGTACTTGACCAGGGAACAATACTGCTTTATTAGCTTTAGGGAAGATACTATGTGCTTCACCATCATTGATGTAGAAGTTTGTTGCCCCACCTAGCATTGGATGCCATTTAGGATTTACATATAACAGTAGTGTTCTTCCGTTATCAGTCTGTGCATCAACGTGAATTGACCCATCTTGACCGTAAGTATGCCCATTGGCATACACATGCTGTAGTTTAAATCGTGTCTCTAGTTTCTCCTGTATCTTATTTAGAAGGTGATCTTTAAAGAATGTATCTGTAGCAAAATCAATCTTCCAGAATGGTGTGCAATATTGATGCTCTGGATGATCTCTTCCATATGATGTGTGACCAAAGTTCCACGCAGATCCATATCCAGTCTTATTCTGAATCTCTTGAAAATCTTCTTTATCAAAGAAGTTATCATATTGTACAACGTCGTCAATGGTGTATTTCATGGTCTATCAACACATTCTCTAATAAAATTCATTCTCACCTGCTCCAGTTGCTCTAGCTGGTCATGACTGATATCATCCGCAACATTATTGATTGCAAATTTAAGATCAATTAGATTCTGTCTCATGGTAGATTCGGTGACATAACTCTCCGCCCACGCAATAGCAACCTTTCTATCACCTGCAGTGACTTTATTGACTTTATGCCACAGACCAGTATTGTATAAAACCATTGATCCTTTCGGTGGTTTTAATTCTTTTTCAACATTACCAACACGAAGAACTAACTCTCCACCCTCATATTCATCAGGGTCATTGAGAGATATAGTCATACTATAGTGTGGTGCAATACCAGAGATGGGAAATGCATCCAAGTGCCAATCATAGAACCCACCAGTCTTGTACCAAACAAAGTATGGTTGTCCAGCTCTCCTGATTAGGTGATCTGCTGTTGCTTTTTGTATTGGAGTAAAGAGATAGTCAACACATTTCCTATAATCTGCATCATCATAATCTAATACACTCGCCTTCTTTACACCCTCTCGGGGGTTGCTGTCACTACCACAGTGGAATCTATGCTCTTGGTATACAGAGAGTATATTGTCACACTGGGCAGTGGTTAGAACATCATTCAGTTGCCAAATCATTTATATCTTCCTCATCGTAAAATTCAGAATAGTCAATACCATTTTCAACGAAATCCTCAACACGCATCAGTTTCATTAGTTCCTCAACAGACTGTGCTACGTTTCTCTTCGCATTAGTCGATCTATCTCTCCACTCAATGACACTAGCCATTCTATCACCAACATAGTCTTTAGATGCGTCAATGTCTCTTTTTGTCCACTGATCATCTGTTCCGAGATATTCAACGGGATTGCCATCGATATCTACACCATCTGGAAATGCTTGTCTAAAGATTGATGGATCGATTGGCCACTTCATATGATGAAGTGCTTTGAAGAGAGCAAGATTGTCCTCATATGTAGCAGTGAACACGTCCATTTCTCGAAGTGTTTTTCTCCACTTCTTCCACATCTCCTTCTCACCTTCGTAAGAATCTTCAATATCAGGAAGAACACGCCAGTCAGAACCCTTCAGCATTGCTTTTCTTTCTTCTAGCCTCTTATTCATCTTGACATCATAAAATAGTTGCTCTTCAGAAATTTTAACGATCTTATTCTGGATCTGTTTCTCTCTGACAACACGAGAAGCAGAAATTAGATCTATCACTCTCGCTTTTAGTGCCAGAATTTGCTCTGTTGTAGCACCGTTAAAGATGTACTGCACTGCAGTTGCTGAATCTGTCGCAAAATCGTACTTTAACTTTCTACGTTGGATAATTGCAGTGTCATCACTATAGAAAATAACATGCTGTAGTTCATCACCTTCCGTGTGAAATGTGTCACCAACAACCTCTGTCTTAAATCTTTCCATAACATCAGGAAGGATTTTGATTGGTTGATTGATCTTTGTACCATTAGGTAGATCGAGAATATGAGTAGCGTCAATCACAAGACTGTTCAGGAGATCAATCTCCAAAACACTTCTCCTAATAGTTGTTTCGATATCAGCCATGGGTTTTCATATACCAACCTGTTACTATGTATTTATTCTTGTCGCCAAGAAGAAAACCGCCCCTATGAACGTGTGTCATGCCAGCGGGGAAAATAACCATCGTGCCTTGAGTAGGTTTGATTCTACGTTTCTGATACATAAATTCTGTTTCGCCACCCTCTTCGATGTCATTCAAGTAAATCATCCATACCAATTCACGGGCAGCGCACTCAAACGTACCATTCTCATAATGCCATGCATGATATCCACCACCAGGAGGAGTTCTTTGGAACTTGATATCAGTAGACACCATCCTAGTCTTCTTCAGTGTCGAATAATGCGTACAGTAATGAGAAGCACAAGATTTCAACATCTGATTGACGTTCATAGTGAACTTCGATGATGCATAATTTAGCATGAAAGACTTATCTTCTCTAGTATATGAAGATCCGTACATTTCAGAACCCACCATAGGGACTCTATCAGCGTCTGTTGCATCATCATCTAGTTCTAGATCAATGACCGACGACACGTCTTCATTTAGAACTCTATCTCCATAATCAATGAGTTGATCACATAGATTAGGGGGTACGAAGTTTTCCCATACACCAATAAAATCCGTAAAATCAAACTTGGTGATTTTTGGATCCTTCATCAGTTTCAGGGGACGATAAGGAGGGATGCCTTGTTCTGCCATTACAATAAAATAATATTAGTATGCTTTAATTATATATTTGACTTTGTGGAACTCCTCAATGACAGGAACCTGTCTATTGGGTTCCATAGTGACACTAGGAATTGGTTTCTTAATGTTTTGGTTGAGCTCAAATGTACCAGTATTTAGTATAAGACCAACAGGTGCTGTATTACCATTGAATTGATTATTATCAAAAGTGACGTTAAGCGTACTACCGAAACTACCTAGTCCTTCTTTGAAAGAACCAGGACCATTCTGGTTGCCATAACTAAAGTCTTGGGTTGGATCTAAAACAGGAGTTAGACCCATCAAGTGGTTATGAGAAGAGGTTGTAGTATCACTATCTTCTAGAATTGCTGGTGGAGTATATGCTTCAACTCTAAATCTTCTTCCTTCAACGTCAATAGCACCAGAAACAGCGGTTTGACCAGTACGATCTTGACCATATACTCCTTCTGGATATCTCTGCATATTGTTGAGTCGAGTATCTAGAGATTCAACGTCACCACTATCAAGCTGGGAAAAAGGTGATGTCCACCATACTTTTGCAGACAATGTACGTGATACTTTTGCTGCAGGATCGCCCTCACCAAGAGGTGAAGCTGGCCAAGTACCAACCCACTCAAGAATTTCTGCCTTAAAGTTAACTCCTTTATTAGTTAATAAAATATCATCCCAAACAGATGAGAAGTCATTTCTACCTACTGTAGCATTTAATTCTGCAATCCATAGGTTATACCAGTTTTCAGGTTCCTCTCGGAATAGTTCGTCAGTACCGCCGCCACCGATGTAGTTAACATAAGGACCCGCACCTAGACCAGTTGTTCCAAGTGGAGTGCTGTTTTCAAAGGCACCAGGACTAGCTAGAACTTGAGTGTCCCATGGAATCAAACCTGTTGAACCAACATCATCAGTGATGGCACTAACGTATAGGTGAGTGTGTACAGGAACATCAATTAGTTTCTCCTGCAACTGTCCAATCTGTGCCGTTACTGTACCAGCAACAGAAAACTCAATGTCAGCTTCGATAGGTGCGTTGAACTGGGTCTTTACTGTACCAAAGTTAAAGAAGTTACTCTCGTTACCTGTGTTACCAGTACCAATGATCTGCTCATAAGGATTATCACCAGCAACGTCTACCTTATCAATGTACCACCATCCTCCAATGTTACCTGGTTCATTGATATTGTTTGTTGGTAAGAAAGCAGAAGATGCTCTATTTCCATCAACAACACCACAACCAGTGAGTTTCCTGTTTCTATAATCTGGAACATTGAAGTTAGCACCAGAACCACCATAAGTATATCCGATGACAGCAAATAGATCTCCATAAGAATCTTTAGAAAGACTTCTGCCATCACACTCAATGAAACCAGGATATCTAGAATCTAGATCACCATCTATTGTACCATAACTTCCGCCTGGTTGCTTAAGAATGGAAAGAACTGTACCAATAGCGAGACCATCATCCTTTGAATTTCGTAGTTGGAGATCACCATTAGAGTCTTCATATGTGTAAGAGTTCTTCCTACTATACCATGTTCCCAGTAATTCTGGAGCTGGTGGAGCAACAGCGTATGTTGAAACGTTCCAAGTAAATTGATTGCTGTTGCCAGTACCAATAGCGATAGTAGTGCTCACAGTGCTTGCAAGACCACCAGAAGTTAGATAGAACTGGACACTACTGTTGGAGGGTGTAAATGTTCTTGGTCCCTCAACTGGTGCGTCAAAGTCAATAGAAATCAGTACATTATTTGTACCTGCGATTGTAATATCTCTGTTGATACCAGAAACACTAACAACAGAACTAACATACTGTCTGTTGGGAGCTTTATTTGTAAGACTTGCTGGTGCTGTGAAGTCAGCTTCAGTATCAGGACCAGAATTTGTAACGATAGACCATGTAGGAACCTGTAGTGTACCAACTTTAATCGTAGTTTGTACTGTACCACTGAATGTAGCACTAGATCTGTTATAGATCTGAATACTATCTCCGTTGCTTACATCTGTAGGGAAGATTCCGACAGAACTCTCACTACCATCGTCATAGTAAATTTTAACTCTTGGTTCCGTACCATCTGTAGATACTAGTGTTACAGGTACAGATACACCAGCACCCAGTCCAGTGATTCCACCAACTGGTTTTACATCAGACGCAATCAGTGCATCTTCTTCTGCACTTGGTTCATCTGTAAATACGAATGATTGTGGTGTGGTTGATGGGAAACTACCAGTGGTAACACCCCAACTAGATCCAGCGACAGCATCACCAATGCTTAACAAGTTTGTAACTGTAGTAGTTGATGTTACTGGAGTGGTTAATACTAACTGTAGATACTCACCATTCTGAATGGTTGGATTGGTGCTAGAATCGACAAAAGTAACACCATCTAGAACACTGTATCCTAGATCGTTTACAACGAAAGTATTACTAGAAGAGATACCAATTCTAGCATTATTATCAGTATTGACCACTGCCTGTGCATTTAGACCAGTGACTCTTAAGATCTCGCTATAAACATCTTCATCAACTGGAGCACCAGTAATTTCATTAAAGTCAGGGAATGGTTCTGGAATGTTGGGTGGTTGAATCGCTGATGTGATCGTCCATCTCTCGGTTCTTGCACCAATAGTCAGGTCAGCAGTTCTAGTTAGACCACCAGTATCATTAGACTTGAGTCTTAACTGAAGTCTGTCACCATTTTGTACAAAGATATTACTAGTTGGAATAACCCAGTCACCAAAATCTGCTTCACCTTGGTGTACTAACTGAATACGAACAGAATAGTCATCAATATTAGTTCCAAGATAAGATGAGACTAGAGAAACACTCGCAGATGATCCAGGTGTTAGACCAGCAACCTCAATAATATCTTCTTGTGCTCTAGTACCATCACCATAGACGTACATAACGTCTGGTGTTGCATCATCTAATGGTGTAAATGGGAATGGATCAGGAGCAAAGTCTTCTGGAACTGTAGAGATATACCAGATTGTTTGCTGATCACCAATCTGAACCGTTACACTCTGGGTCGTATCCCACGCCGAAGGTGCTTTAAACTTCAGGCGAATAGTTTGTCCTTCGCTTACATATACTGGTGTAGTTCCGAACGAAAAGGTCATTTAACGCAGGCGATGGTCACAATTTCTGTAGTATTTATCAGATCTCTCTGACCTCAATATATGTTCCACTGTTTTCAATTTCAACCTGAATAGGATAATCAGATTTGACCTCCACAGGTATATCAATCTCCTCAATTAAAATTTGATCAGTTGTTACTTCTGTATCAGGAGTAATGACTGGTTCTTCATCACGCAATTTATCTTCGGATGATGGAATCTGTATAGCATTAGGTGTTTGATCGATATTGATAGGTACAGTGACAACATCCACATCAGTCAATCCACCGCTACCAATTCCAGTTAGTGAGTATTGTATAGAAGCAGGTCCTCTATCATTATAAGTAACTAAATGAGTGTAAGAAGCATTTGCGGAATTTCCTGCCCCAAGATCAACAGGACTGACAGACGGAGTAGTTACATTGCCGTCAAGATCTGTCTCCTCTATGTACAGCAAATATGATGCTGTTGCTCTAGACATCTCATGGGAGAGTGTTATGTTATCTCCATAAGATACTGCCAGAGGACCATTAAGAGAAACTGATGGTGGATCTATTACAGTAACAGTAACTGTTGCGCTAGCAGCTCCACCAGGACCATCTGCAGACAAAGTATATGTAGTGGTTGTTGTTGGAGAAATAGTCGCTTGAGAAGATATATTAGTAGAACCAATTTCAGGACTGATGGTCACTGTGCTTACACTACCACTCACACTCCAACGTAATATTGTAGTATCTAATCTAACAATCTCACTATCATCCACAGTAAATGAAATACTTGGTGGTGTATACACCGTGAGAGTTCTACTTACACTCGCAGATGTATATCCATAATAGTTTCCAGTGAGTGTATATGTTGTTGTAGAACTAGGAGATACATTAATATTACCAGAACTAGAAACTCCACCAATATTTGTAATTGACTGTGATGTAGAATTAAATGTACTCCATGACAATGATGCACTCTCTCCCTGAATAATTGAATTGGGACTCACGCTTAAAGAAACAGTTGGATTGGGGTATTGACAACTACCATCATTATTTGTAGCACTAGAATTGTAGTTACTAGCATTGGGATCAGTGCATCCATATACAATATAGGTACATCCAGTGCTTGGTTGATTTGCCCATGGATTATAGTTGGTAGCACTAGAATCTTTACACCCATAGACAGGAATTGGAGAGTACCACGCAACACCTTCATAGACGTATCCACTAGGTGTATTACTGCTCGTTTTATACTTGTGGTCACCGTTACTAGAATTATAAAATCTATAGACTGGTTGACGATAAGATCCATTCTGTGTAAATGCAACTCCAATAGCACCTTCCAGATAGTAATCACTACTAGGAACACTAGACCCAAACTTAAACAAGTGATCTACAAGATTGCTGCTATAAAATCTGTAGATAGTTCCTACCGATTGACCATATGGGATACCTGGGACGCTAGCAGACATGAACAGTTTCCACACATTACTAGCAACAAAATTGTATGCAGCCAAGTTCTCTCCACCAGGATTTGAGGTGTAAAAAGTATCACCACCCGTGGGGTTGTAATACGAATCAAAGGTGTGCAGGTTGCCCATTGCGCCCATGGTTAGATCTCCCTAATATCTTGGAATGTACCGCTATCATCTATCTCAACCTGAATAGGTTGATCTGCTTTGATCTCAACAGGAACATCAATATCATCAACCACAATTTGTTCTGATGTTACTACCGCATCAGGAGTAATGACTGGTTCTTCATCTCGTAATTTATCTTCGGATGCAGGAATATCAATAGCATCAGGCGTTCTGTCAATATTGATGAATGCATCAAAAGTAGCAGTATCGTTCAATCCTGCTTCACCAACGGCATATAACTGGAACTGAACAACATCTGGTCCAAAATTATCATAATCTGGAGAGAATAGTAAGGTTCCAGATGTGTTTTGACCTGTCGGTAAATTTTCCACTAATGTCCAGTCTGGGTCAACATTTCCCTGACTGACATACTTTCTCAACAACTGTAATGAAGTAACAGCATTGTCTGCATTAAATGTCAAAGTTATATCATTACCATAGTCAGTAGATAGTGGTCCAGTCAAGGAAACTTCAGGTGGATATACAACCTCAACAGTAAGTTGTTCAGTATCTGTACCACCAAGACCACTAGCAACAGCAGTATATGTAGTGTCTTGTGATGGTTGTATAAGTTGAGTGCCAGAAAGGTTGGTGCCACCAATACCAGGATTGATGCTCATTGTATCAGCATCGCCAGTAACACTCCACGTTAAAGTGGCAGTATCTCCACCAACAATTTGAGATTTGTCAACACTGAAACTAATCTGCGGTGGGATATGGACATCAATGGCAACACTCTTTGCAACCGTTCCACCAGGACCAGTAGCAGTTATTGTGTAAGTGATATCACCACCTGGTAGTATCGTAGCAGTTCCAGATGTATTCACATTTCCAACGTCAGTAATGTTGACCGAATTCACAGTACCAGATACACTCCAGTTTAACTGAAAAGTATTGCCAAGAACCAATGTGCTGGGGCTAGCAGTAAACGTATCAATCGATGGTGGTGGATTTACATAAGTAAGAACTGCATATCCGTTACCAAAGTTTCCATAACCACTGTTAGTAATCCAACCAATATCTCCATTATTATACCAACCAGAGTTACCACCAATACCACCATATCCATTGCTAGTTTGAGCACCACCCAAACTTCCTGCACCACCACTAGTGGATCCTCCACCACCGCCACCACGGTGACCAGCAGGAGCAGATTGTCCAGTTCTCCACGAGGGTGAGCTGCTAGTTGCACCACCACCAATACCACGACCAGCAGTGTAATACCCACTGATACCAGTGTCCTGACCGAATCTACCAGCACCGCCGCCACCACCAGTCCATGCAATATATCTACCAAGCCAGCTATCGTATACAGCAGTAGCGCCGCCACCGCCTCCACCAGATCTATGTCCACTACCACCACCAGCGAGAGGGGAAGAACCACCACTGCCACCAGGATTCTGGGGTCCTACTCCATTGCCACCTTGCCCACCAATGTAAAATGTTAGATTGTATGAACCACTTCTTGGTGCGATAGTGAAGTTACCAGCTCTACCAAATCCACCTCTACTATGATTCCACAGACTACCATCAGAAGGCGATTTAGATCCACCACCACTACCAGCGGCAATAGTAAAGGAAACATTAGTGGCACCTGCTGGGACAGACCAAGTTACCTGCCCAGGACTATATCTACTCTGTGTTACTGTCATAGTTCTTGTACGTTATACCAAACGTTGGAATTATCAATCTCGACCTGAATTGGATAGTTAGATTTTACCTCTACAGGAATATCTATATCCTCAACTACAATTTGTTCACTAACTACCTCAACATCAGGCGTAATAACTGGTTCTTCGTCACGTAATTTATCTTCTGTTGATGGAATATCAATAGCATTTGGAGTCTGATCAATATTAACAGGTACGGTAGCTTGTCTTACTGTTTGCAGTCCACCTTGCCCATTAGCAGTCATTGTGACCAGAATTGATTGTGGTCCTCTATTGCCCCACGTTGGTGTATATGTATATACACTACCATCAGTTGTAGCAGTATCGGTGAAGAAATCATCACTGTTGTCTAGATCTCTCTGTATTATTGATACATCTATGCTCAATGCATTTACTGCTTCATATGAAAAATCAACAGTAGATTGACCGTAAGGTATTGCAAGAGGACCAGTTAAATCTAGTTCTGGTGGTTGAATGACAGTTAAAGTAATCTGTTCAGTATCTGTACCACCAGGTCCACTAGCGGTAAGAGTATAGGTAGTGTCTTGTGTTGGTGTTACTGCTTGAGCACCAGACAAATTAGTTGCACCAATACCAGGAGTAATAGTCATGGTAGAAGCATCACCAGTAGTGCTCCACCGTAATGTGGTGGTCTCTCCCTGAATAATCGGATTATTATCTAATGATACCGTAATTTGTGGTGGTATTAGTACCGTAACTGTACGCTGCGTTTGTCTAGTTCCATTTGCCCATCTAACAGTATAGAAATATGTTGTCGTCTCTATTGGCGTAACAACAGCACTTCCAGATGTATTTACAGCACCAGGCACAGGATCAACGGTAGCTTCTTGTATATACTGCGAATCGCTAGCAGACCAAGATAGCGTAGTGCTATTACCCAAAATAATACTGGTAGAACTAGCGTCAAGATTTAGTATTGGATTGACAACTATGCAACTACCATCATCAAGATCTGCGTTAGGATTGTAGTTAATCGCACCTGAATTAGTACAACCATAGATAGCAATTGGACCTTGATACTGACTATCATTAATAAATTGTCCACCATTGACATATATGAGCATGTCATTGAAGTCACCATCAGCGCCAGCTCCTTGTCTATCATCTAAACCTAAAGTCTGACTATTTAATCTTCTCATAGCAACATTGCCAGGACCACTGCCATTAGCAGATAGATTAAATACCTGGTTCCACCCAACATTCGCAGTTCTACTACCACCATTGGGACCAATGGTTCCACCAGGCATACCATATAGGTAGTTACTATCGCCTGCGTTTCTAGCCCATGAAATACTAATCTGTGGCATTAGATCTCCCTCACATCATACCAGACATCACTATTCTCGATCTCAACTTGAATAGGATAGTCAGACTTAATCTCAACAGGGATATCAATATCCTCAACTACAATCTGTTCGGTTGTAACCTCAACGTTAGGTGTGATAACAGGTTCTTCATCTCTCAACTTATCTTCAGTTGAGGGAATATCAATAGCATTAGGAGTCTGGTCAATATTGACAGGAATTACTTCTACTTCTTGTGCTAGCAGTCCACCATATCCATTGGCAGTGAAAGTAATTGTCACCGACGATGGTCCAAAGTTATCATATACAGGAGTGAATTCAAAATCAGTGATGTTAACCAAATCTCCAGTGCTACCTGGGATTGTTACTGGAGTTGTCACGGCTTCTGTACTACCGTCAGTATTAACCTGTGAATAGACATAACTAATACCACCTGGTGCATTTGTTGCTTCTATACTAAAAGGCATTGGATCTTCATATCCAACCACAATTGGACCAGAAACACTCAATGTTGGTGGTGGCAATACTGTAACAACCGCAGTGTCACTACCTGTTCCACCAGGACCAGTAGCAGTTCCTGTATAAACTATGGTTGATGTTGGTGTAATTACTTGCTGACCAACAAGGTTAGAGGTTCCAATTCCGTTGTCAATCGTCATATTATTAGCATCACCAGTAACATTCCATCTCAAGGTAGTGCTCTCTCCCAAGACAATAGTAGGATCGTCAACAGTCATATTAACTTGCGGGGGAATCAATACAGTAATTGTGACAGTATCAGTTGTTGTATATGCTGGATTAGATGCCGTAATTGTATATGAAGTCGTAGAGGCTGGAGAGACATTAAATGATCCGCTTGTGCTTACATTTCCAATACCAGGCTGCACATTAACTGAATTAATATCTCCACTTGAGCTCCACGATAATGTACTGCTGTTCCCCAAAACAATACTAGTTGGGCTTGCACTTATGCTAGCAGAAGGGCGGTCATATGTAGTTTGAGAGATGTAGATTGCCCCATTGTCACCCCTTCTTCTATTACCATTACCACCTTGTGTACCACCTTGCCCGATCGTCCAATATACTCTTTGACCAGCGATAGCACCACTCGATCCTCGATAGTATGTTGAGCGCGAGGCACCACCACCGCCACCACCACCAGTTAAACTAGGCGATCTCCACTGTCCTGCACCACCAGATCCATATGGTCCATAACCAGATGCAGCACGTTGATACTGACCACCAGAATAGTTAATCTGACCATTCCTACCATAACTGTAGTTTCCATATCCACCATAACCACCACGATTTAGTTCTCCATGTCTACCACCCTGCGACCATAATCCTGTGGTGTTCAGTCTAGTATCTTGACCATTATTAGGAGATCTACCAAAACCAGCATTAGGGCGGGCTCCGCCACCACCACCAGCAACAGTAATGTAATTAACTTGCTTTACATCTGATCTTAAACGCTGACTGCTACTATACGTGTAGGTATTGTTATACGTAGCCATATCAGAACTTGATGATATAGTGTACCATGATGAATGGAGTTACCACTTGATTCAAAACCTCCAAGTTGGTTGTATCAACATCGATATATGATTCCATGTCATCCAACGGTACGTTCGTAGCTGGGAATGAATAAGTGAAGTTATTACTGTAAGTAAAAGGTTTTGTAATTCTATGATCGTGTTGAACCGAACCTCTTGGCACATTTGGTTGAGTTTCATCTAGGATGTTTTGTGCTTCTACGTTTGCATCAAATGCCGAATCAGCGTCACCAGTAAGTCCATCCCCATCAGTATTATAACCATCAGATGTAGTATTCAAAATACGCAAATCAGCGTCATGTTGGTGTGCTTGGAACTGTTCAATCGAAATGATAGTAGGCTCAACATTCCTAGGCATGTTAAACTTAAGATTACCCCTAAAATCAATACTTGATTGCGCCGTAACTTTCATGCCGTCTCCAGTATTGGAGATATAGTTTGTAATCAATCTTTCACCAAGTGGTGTGTTTGGCGTAACCTCAACACCAACCTTGTTTTGGTTGGGTTTATTGCTCAAGGTTGTCTCACGGTATTCACCCGATCCTCTACCACCAATCATAACTTTAGATCCTAGATCAGGTAACTGAAATGATCCAAGATCTCCTGTTTCAGGATCAGGATCGCGCAGAATAGCATTTGGTTTTGCAAATCTACATTCAGTGCCTACACCTAAAATTCTAGACAATAGCAGATAATCTTTTGCATTTAAAATAGCACCATTACATCTTAAAAATCCACCAGGCAGGTTATCTTTAAACACTGCAGTAGTAGGATCATTATTAAATCCCATACCAGGAACGGTATGAATCTGAATAGTTCCAGGAACACCACCCCAGTGAGATTTCTGTCTGGCGTAATTAGTAGATATAGACTTTCCCATTTTAGTATGCTCTGATGATGTATATGCAAGAAAGAGTTGGTTGTGCGATGTTCACGTCAATTTGCAATGCTTTTTCATTCTGTGTATTATCTACATTGACTGTTGCTGGAAGGTTAACCTCACATACAATACTACTATTGGGTCTCAATCCAGATGAATCAAACTCAACATCAAATTCTCCATGGTCATGAGCTTCAATGAAATCACCACCAGGTTCAGTGTTTGTAAAATTGAGTCCAATATGACTCATCAGTGTATCACGAAGTTGTGATGCGTTTTGGTTGTTATCATCATAGTAATTTGTAAATCCAGTGGGAATATTCAAACTACCGCCTCTAGAAGCTGCTGGAACTGCTCTACCTGAATCTAGAAATGGTCCTTCAGGTCTCAAATTAGTTACCTTAAATTGAGTTGAAATAGGAGTTGATAAAAGGTCTTTAGGTTTCAAGTTAACAGGAGGACTCTCGGATATTACGTGTGCTACGACAACACCTTGCGTTCCACCACCATGTCCATCAGGTATAACATCACCTGCTTCTGGCCAAGTTAGTGTATAGTCAAGTTCTTGACCACTTGGAATTGACGTTGCATCTCCGATTGCAATACCAGGGCGTTCATCAACTGTACCTGCGCTACCATCACCAGCAGTTTCACTAGTCCAACCAAAGTAGTAGGTATCACCTTGATCACCACCACCCTCGTTATCAACGTGTGAGTGATATAGTGTATATTTAATATTCTCGAATGCAGAAACACCTCTACCAGGTCTTTTTCGGTTTTGATCATCCAGTGTTGGATATGTTCCTGGATGGTTATGTCTCTTAATGTGCTTTCTTCCTAATTTTCTAGGACCGATGTAAACCGTTGCAACACCTTCTCCATCTTCTTTTGTATTACCCGTGATCTTTCCTGAATATCCAGTTCTATCACCAGCGTTTATATTAAACAAAACATCAACAGTAACATCTGTTGGTGAAATTGTAATACCATTGTCATCATGTTCTCCAATGATTGGTGAGATGATGGTGAGAGCATCAGAATCTATGTCTGCATCTCTACCTGTACCACCATTTGCAACGGGAGCGAAGTAACTCGATTCAATATCCATCAATGTTTTTTCATTCAAGTCAGGTAACTTGACCGTTCCAGTATAAGCAGGGAAATTGCCTGTAATAGATCCCCCCAAAGCATCATATGTATTACCAATAGCTTGTGTAAGCAGTGGATAATCTGCTGCATCTACAACACCACCATCACATAGAATCCACCCAGGAGGGATGCTACTTAATCCCCCCGTCCACGGCATGATGGTGCCAACCACCGCCGATCTTGCTGTTTTTGCTTCCTGATAAAACATTAAATCAGACCTCGATTAAGAACCATCCGTCTTTTCCTGTTGGAACTGCAGTGTTACCGTCTGGAGTAGATGTACCAGCGAATACTAGTGCGAATCCAGCGTTAGGTGTTTGAACAACTAGTTCACCACCATCATAACCATTTAGGTCAGCAGTATTACCTGTCAATAGAGTGGTTCCTGTGTTGTCGGTTGCATTTTGTACTCTAATCGTAGATGGTGCTCTTACAACCAGCGTGAGGTTATAAGTTAGAAGACCACCGATGTCCACGATGCGAATCATGTCACCGATTAGAGCGTTTGTAGGTAGTTTAACAACGGTATTTTGAGTAACATTGAGGAAGTAGTTAACGTTTGCTTCTGCCTCAACTACAAAGTTGTCGCTGTACTCCCACTTACGTCCACCAGTTTGTGAGAAGTAGTTGCTAATGCCAGCGATATTGACAGCACCATCATTCTCAACCGAGAAGATCTTATTGCCATCAGAGTTGACTGTTAGATCACCACCATTGAGAGTCAGATCACCACCAGCAACAATGCTACCACCGAATGTTGATGTTCCTGTTCCTAGAGCAGAGAACGAACCGTAGGTAGTAAAGTCACCCGAAGAATTGCTGAACTGAAGACGTGGTGTAGTGCCATCAGGTCCAAAGATATTGAAGTCACCGCCATAGATCTCAAGATCACCAGTTGCGGTGTCAACACGGAGCGTGTTTCTTTCAGCGATGTTCTGGGATCCACCGTTAGTTAGAGTGAAGAACTGGGTCAGTTCTACAACAGATCCTCTTACCGTCAGAGAATCATTAGTGGTTAGTTTACCTTGAGTTACGGTATCACCAGTTCCACCATCAACAACGAACTTGTTAAATCCTTGTCCGACCGATAGCGTGTTGCCTACAAATGTGTTACCAGTTGTAGACTCAACCTTGAATACCTCAACTTCAGGATCACCACCGTCTGTAACAACCAGGGACTGAATATCGGTAGATACCAATTCAGAAACCTTGACGATTTCAGAATCAGATAGGAGCAGGTAATCACTGGTGGTTAGAACACCACCAAATTCTGCAACACCGATTCTAACATCAACACTATCTGCGAGGAGACCAGCGCCGCTGTTGATCTTAAGTTCAGCAGCTGCTACCTGATCAGACCAGATGTAAGTTCCTGTGGAAACATACTGACTTGTCTTGATTTGAAGAGAAGAAGCAGTTCCAGTGATGCCACCTTGAATTGGCCACGTACCATTCAGACCAACAATGTTCGTGCCAGCGATTGTAATAAACTCACCGTAATCAGCACCAACACTATCGTTAGTTTCACTGTTCCAGTTGACTGTAACAATATCAGTGCCATCAGCAACAATCGTCAAGATAGAACTATCATTGATCGTAACACTAGATGTAGGATCTAGAGTTCCGCTATTATCAAAGTCAAATCCAGTGATGAACGAAGCATTGATCTGCTTGTCAAACTTGGAGATGATTGCATTATCTGGGTGATCAGTTCTAGCAGTTGTGCCATCTTTAGCACGAGTAACCAGAATTCTGAAACCGAGAGGATCAGCAGGGTCGGAGATGTTAGTTAGACCAGCAACCTCAAGGAGTTCGCTGTACTCTTCACCAACAGGAGAAATGTTTGTGTCCTGTCCATCTACTGCTGTGTCTCTTTCGATAAACAGTAGATCACCGATCTGGAAGTCATTGACAGAAGGTCTGGTGATTGGTAGCAAGTATACGTTACCAGAATCATTAGTTCCATTAACTCTGAAGGATAGGTCAGCACCGTTGGAGTTACCTAGTTTCGATGCCTCAATGGTCAACAGATCGTTGTCAGAGTAACCAGAACCAGGAGATACTAGAGTGATGTCTGCTGTTCCGTCAGATAGAACCTGAACAGTGAACAGAGCACCGCTACCTGTACCACCAGTTGGTTGGATGAACGAATAGGTTTCGTTAGCAACCCATGTAGCACTTTGCTCTGGAGTGATGTTGTCGATTGCAGCAATCTGACCACCAGATAGGAGATACTGATCACCACCCCAAGGTCCAACACCAGCAGTATCAATTTGTCTGCCAAGTTGGATGTACTTGAGGAACGTGATGTTAGGATTGTCAAGAGATCCAACAATGTGCTCCGATGGAGTAGTGCCAAATCTTGATCTCTCAATCTCAATAATACCAGCATTTAGACCACCAGATAGTTTGATGGTAGAGTTAGATGTGGTGCTACCTTGTACAAGTAGAGAGTTTCTAATCGTTGTGCGACCACCAAGTGCTGCAATATCAACTGTAGAAGAGTTAGCACCGAGGGTAACTCTCGTAGTGTTCTGACCATCACCAACGTTCAATGTTGCTGCGGTGGTGAAGATTCTGGTTGTGGATGTGCCAGCAAAAGCACCAACTTCCAGAGTACCATTCAGTTTGGTCTGATATGTACCGATCAGAGTTTGAGAGTTCAGGTTAGGAGCAGCACCACCAATCTTGATAGAGCAAGCAGCACCTACTACATCTTCTACCGATGCAATGTCAACAAATGCGTTAGTAGAACGCTTATGTACCTCAAAGGTAGTTACACCAGCGTTAGCACCAATTCTCAAGGTATGAGAAGAAGTATCAGAAACATTGTTACCGATGTTGATAAGCTGGTCACTAGTGGTGTTGTTACCGATGTTGAACGATTCTGCGTCACTAGCAGCAATCAGGAAGTCAACGTTCTCGGTCAGGAATCTGAATGTTTCGGCAGTAGAGTTGATGTCTCCACCGTCAACACTCAAGTCATCCTGTGCAGTGATGTTACCAGAGAATCTAGAGTCACCGATTACAACGAAGTTTCTATCGAGTTCGGTAGATGCATCTAGACCGATACTGGTGTTAACACCAACGCGACCACCTGTTCTGTAGGTAGAAGATTGATCAGCAACTGCCAGATCAGAAGTTGCAACACGAAGTGTAGCAAAGTCATCAGGATCAGCACTATCACCACCAACCAAGAATGCGTTAGTGAGTGCAAAGTATGTCTTACCGACAGAAGGTTCTGCTAGGTAGTTGTTTGCAGTTACTGCACCAACACCGTCATAAGTTACGAGAGCCTTACCACTGATAAATGCGTTACCAACAACATCCAAGTTAGATCTTGGATCCGTTTCAGCAGTTACAGAGGCGGTGAGTACACCTTCCTTCGCCATTCTGCCGACAGTGTTGATACCCAGTCTGTAATCACCAGGTACTTCAGTTCTCGTGCGAAGTGTTTCAGCACCAATGACGCCAGTCTCCTTCCATCTGGACTTGGAGATTTCCATCTTCGCACCAGGACCTTCATCAGCCCAGGTGTAGACGTTCTGTGCAATCTCATTGAAAATTCTGATCTTACAGGTGTTACCAGAAGAAGAGAATCCACCAGCAAGAACTGCCCAAGAACCATTGAAGAAGGAGTTACTGAAGTTGGAGATGCGTAGTTTCTCACCAACTCTAATACCCAGACCAGCGTTATCCAGACCAGCAGCCCAGGTAATTGTAAGTTCTGAAGTATTGTTAGATGCAATAGTGAAGATTTGGTTGTCAGCCAGTTCGGTAAAGAAGTTGGAGTAGACCCAACCCATCGAACCACTACTACCAACCTCTAGACCCTTGTAGAGTACATCACCAGAAGAAGGTAGGATAGAAGAACCATAACTGATGTTCTGTAGGGTGTAGAAGGCAGTGCCACCTTGACCATCAGCCAGAAGACCAGTGTTGTCAGGAGAAGTGTTAGAAGGAAGACCACCAGTGTAGTGAGTTCTCCAGCTGTAACCTTGACCAGGATCGTTTACGTTACCGCGTGGGTTAAACTTATAAACTGCAGCATCAACCTGGTTCTTGGTGATAATAACATCACCATCTCTAGTGTCTCTGAAGGAGGATCTATCTTGTGTAGGATCGTCACCAGTGTCAACCAGAGACAGGATGCGAAGTGCATCACCTTCTAGAGGATCGACGTTGATAGTAACAGGATTGTTCAGGAAGGTGTCACCCTCGATGGTTACCTTGTCATTGAAGGTAACTGCTGTATCGAAGGTAGTGACGAGTGCGCCGATTCCTTCATCGTCGTCACCACTGTCCTCAAGAACTGCCTGCTCAAGGAACGTCTCTTCGCCTGTAATAGCGTTGATCTTACGGTTACCAATATAGAGGTCACCGTTGGAGTTTAGACCCGTGTAGAAGACGATACCAGCGTCCTCACGCTTCGCTTGTGCGTAGAAGTCCTGCTTATCAGATAGAACGACTTCCTGACGCAGTGGGAAACCAGTTGAGTAGTTACCAGGACCGAAACCAAGGTATTCAAACGTATGGTTACCAGATCTTGCAATCGAAGGACGACGCAGTTCAGTGTAGAATCTTCTGTCTAGAGGATATACAGAGTCACCAGAGATAGGAATCTGTCTGTTCTCGGAACCTACAGATGCGTTACCTTCTTGTGCTTGAATTCTGTTATCCAGAATCACACTGTTCAGATCGCTTGTGGTATTGGTATAATCAAAACCAGAGAAAGGTAGCGTTCTAGTCAAATCAACGATCGCTTCCTTCGTTTCACTGAACTTGTAGTCGTTAAGAGTAACAAGACCGTGAACGTAGTTGTCAGCAGCCGCAGCAGATGCTGGGGGATCAAGAACCGTTGCATCTCTAGATCCAGTGTCAACATTGATCTGGAACCACAGTGGGTCATTCTTGTAGTCTAGAGGATACAGGTTAGAAATAGGTTGGGAGAACCTGTAGTAGTGGAAGTTAGTTCCAACACCAGCACCCAGAGGATATGGAGAGATGTTACCACGGACACATGTCAGATAGTAGATACCATCTTGCTGTAGAGGAATCTGCTCTTGGATAGTCTCAACATCAAAGATGTAGAAGGTATCATCAATTTCAGGTACATCCTCTAGTGTAGTGACAGTGTATGTGTCGCCACCAGGTGTAGTAATCTTATCACCAGGTACTACGGTGTAGACATTAGCGCCCTCGATTCTATAGAGATAGTTCTTTCTATTAGATCTAGAGAGTGTTGTTGGATATGCATCAGGATATCCAGAAAGGTTGAAGAACGTACCGTTGTTCTGAACAAATGTAGTGGCACTGTTACCAGAGTAGTCTAGTTTTCCAGTGATGTTCTTAAGGATTACAAACGCAGTAGCATCTGCCTGATAGTATGCGTGAACATAAGCAGATCCAGAGCAGTAACCAGTCCAGCTAACATAGTTGGAGTCATCGCTGTTGTAGATGCTGGTTTGAATACCTGCACCCTGTGGAGTTCCAATCTCAATAACAGTGAAGATTTCATTCTTCAGTTGCTGGTTGATGATCGTATGATCAAATACAGTCAACTCAAGTCTATCCACCAGGGTTCCTGTACCTTGAGGATCAACCTCAATGGTTCTAGCAGACTGGATAGTAGTTGCAATCTTGGACTCAAACTCGATCTGTAGAGGATTTTCGTATGGATCATAGAATCCACCACTAACATCGACGTTAGCGGCATCTAGGTCCGCCAGGGAGAGACCCAGCTGCTCACCAGCACGAGCAGGGTTAAAGAACTGTGCAACGTCTGGAGCGCCGTTGCTGAAGGGTTCTAGGTAGAACTTCTGTGGCTTCAGGCGTCTTCTGTCGTCAGTTCTTGTCTTAATGACATAACCATTGAGAGGTTCACGAACTGTCTGCAGATATTGTGGCAGAACATAACGCAAACGATAGATTCTGTCGAGAGCAGGTCTTTCATCCAGAATTCTTTCGTACCAAGTATCTGGGGTAAACAGGTTACCAGTTCCATCTACAAAGTCGGACTGGTGGAATCTAGTGAGGATAGCATTAGGATCAAGACCACCTGCAGATTCAGGTTTGACATTCAAGTACCATCTTTGGAAGTCAACTGGGTCGTACTTGAGGGGGGAAGTCTTTTTATTGCCATAGACGATAAAGTCGCTTCCGCTACCTGAAGTAAATATGACAGCATTTGTGCCAGCTTGAGCATCCGCTTGTGTGGTATGAACACTAAACTTCGTTTTGGTGATAAAACGTGGGTAGTAATACACATCTGTTGCCACGTCGCCAGCGCCCGAAATAGTTGGGAGTTGAGAACTTGCATCGCCAGATGTAGCGAAGAAAATTGTTTGTGCAGGGACATTTGGTACAGGAACGTCGAATACGTGTGGAATATCCGTTTCGATGTAAATACCAGAGACATTACAAACATATCTGTGCAGATCATAACTTTCGTCAAGAACCTGTTGTTGGACTAGTAGTTCAACATCTGGGCTCATGCTCTCCGTTTCTGAAGAGTAAATGTAAATACCAGCAGCAGCGTTTTCTTTAGTAGCAGCAAGCATCAACTTGGTGCCTGCAGTATTATCGAACTCTGAAGTATTATTAAACGAATTTGGATATGTATCTCTGCCAGGAGCGATTACATAGTATGGTCTGTTAGTCTCAAAACCACGAGGTAGTCTGACTAGGCGCTTATCAACGCCAGCATTAGTTGCTCTTGGAACAAGTCTTACAGGGGTTCCAGTTTGGAATCCATGAGGGTCGGTCTGTCCTAGACCAGTATCAATCGTGAATACAGTTGCTCTACCAATCAGAGCCGAAGACTCAATGATAGGTTCAACTCTAGTTACCTGATTAGCATTGCCATTGAGGACCAGATTCACAACATCGAAGTATCCTTCGATCGCGGACGCAATGTTAGTACACTCGGGATATGTATCGTCTTGAGTGATCGAGAGGTCAATGACTCTTTGAGCACCAGAGTAGATATTAGAATTCTCGAAGTACAACCATGCAGTTGTGCTATCTTGCTGTGGTTGATATGTCTGACCAGTGTTAGGATCAGTCAACACGATTGTGGTCGCATTAACAATCTGACCAATAATTAGTGGACTACCACCGAGCAAGTTAGTGCCCAGAGGAACAGCACCTTCGTTTAGAAGACCATTGGTGAAGTCAGATTCAGCATACTCATTGACCTGCATACCAGGTACAAGACCAGAAGTGTCGCCAACAATAACGTTGGTGCTGCTGGTAGACGTGGTGCAGTTCTTGATTAGCAGTGTGCCATTACGGATTACACCGAAGATCAATCTCTTCAGATAGTCATAAGCAATCAGAGTCTCGGTAAGTTCTCCATCAACATAGGATACGTTACCACCAGAGATGTAAGACTCTGCAGCATATACAGTGTTAATGTTACCACCAACGCGAAGGTCTTTTACGACTGCATCAGTGATAAATCCGATGTCTCTTTCACACTTGGTGATAGTCAGAGACTGATTAGTCAGCAGTGCTGGATAGAGATCAGTGATATATCCATAAGTTTCTTGTGCCAGATAGTCTCTGTTCTTCTCGATGAGGTTAGCAGCATCATATGCCTTGTTAAAGTCATCGTTACCATCACCATCTAGATCGAACAATACGTTCAGGTTAGAAGGTGTTAGAGTAGACAGAGATGCTCTGTAAGTAGTGATACCAGATGGTTCTAGTGTACCATGGTAAGTTTGCTTACCACCTACACCACCAGAAGGTAGTTTGACATATAGTCTATCATCTTGCTTGGCACCAATTCTGTATCCATCGATGGATGCAGCAGGACGTGTTGCTGGATCTACATTGATATCACCTGCTAGGTATAGCTTGGTGTCGTTAGCAACATCGTTGGATGCTTCAATGTCAAGGGTGTAGTAAGCATTCTTCTTGATTGCTTCCTGATTTGTATTAACAACCTTGGGAGGAATAATAGCATCGATGTAACCACCTTTGTCCTGGTTGAATGCAAATCCTTTGAAACCAATAGAGTGGAGCGAGGTGTTACCGAAGTTGGAGTTCGAGTTGGTGATAGACATGTCACCACCACTTTCCATCAGGAAGTGATCGTGGAAACCAACAGCGAAGACCGAGACGCACTGGATGAAGGAGTCATCAGAAGCACGAATGTGGAAGTTTCTCCAATCATCCTTCCAATATGCATCACCCTTGGTGTGATAAGGAATCGTAGCGAAAGCATCAGTTAGAGATGCTTGATTCCAAGTGTTAGTGAATCTATCGTAGCGGATGAACGCACGGTCGTCTTTCTGTAGAGAAACACCCGTGTACTGTGCAACAACCATCGACTTGAATCCAGTTGCCTTGGATCCATCTGCCCACATACCACACTGACCCCAGGTGGATCTGATGGAGCAGTTAAAGACATAAGGAGATGCAGACTCAACAGAGTCAATCTCTGCCTGAATCACTGCACTGGTGCCAAGACCGTTAGCAGTGGTGTAAGTTGTGCCAGAAACTAATCCTAGACCAGCAGCGGTGATAGGAATAATGTATTCAAAGACTTTAGGGTTGTTATCATCAATGTTTTCAACCTTAAATGTTCCGTTGACCTCATCAGATAGACCACTATTGATAACAGCGATGTACTGACCTTTGAAGTATCCGTGCTCAATCTTGGTGGTGACAGTGAGTCTAGAAGTTGATGTACCAGGGATATCAACAACTTCGATCTGCTCAACAGTTCTAGTATCAGATAGAGGACCAACAATTCTGGTCTCCTGTACCAATGCTTCTAGTTCACCATCATCGATAGTAGGTTGGAACTGTGCAAATGCCCTACCAACTTTCTCATAGAAGCGATCCAATTCATCATTACCTGCATAGGTCATGATGCAGATCTTGTGGTGAGAATACTCGGGGATCTTTAGATCAGTAGAGTTCTGTTTATAGTAAACCTTACCCACCTTGTCTGCCTGATCATATAGTGGGGAGTTCTCGGAGAGGTCACCATCCTTGATAGTGAACTGCCACAGGTAACAACCACCAGTCAGTTTGAAGATACCAGTTCTCTCTTGATCGCCATCTACAGGATCGGGAACATACAGAGGTCTGATGATAGTACGACGAAGGTCATAACCGATCAGAGAACAACCTCTAGGAACAATACAACCGCCCTCGGTAGAGTTGAACTTGTAGAGTACGTTATCAGGGTTGCCTAGATCAAGGATGCTATCATCCTGCCACTCTTGAAGTGCTCTGTTGTAGTCAAAGACAGGAACAACACCTGTAACCTGAACCGATGCAAGAGCAGAAAGACTACCAGCGTTGATAACATCCGTCAGGATCGTCATCAAAGTCTGGATGTTAGTCTGAACGTCAATACATGTACCAGGGTTACCAGACGCACCATACTCGATGTCTGGGGTGTTAGCACCTGCAATAGCAGGACCAGGAGAGATAGTCAGATCCTTGTCATACAAGGAGTTCGTGACTGCCAGTTTCATCATGTCACGCGCTTTATTGTAAGCGGTGATGCTTTCTGCCTCTTCACCAACAATACCGTCAGCAAGGGGATTGCCCTCTCTGTCGAAGTATGTCTTCGCAACAGAGATGATGTTGCTGTTACCACCGTTTCTGATGTCAGCAAGTACACCATCAACAACAAATCCGATGTCACGCTTACACTTCTGCTCGCCAGGTGTTTCGTGATCAGTAACAGTTTCAGCAGGTAGTTGAGAGAGGTTACCATCAGTCAGAACGGTCTCAACAATAGCAGCCAAGGTGCCGAGCATACTCGCAACATCTGCACACAATGGAGCACCATTTGGATCAGCAGTAATGGTGTCGTCAGTGATAGTGAGATTATTTTGAAACGCATCAATCATCAAATCTCTTGCTTTATTGAAAGCAACGATGGATTCTGCAGTTTCGTCTTCTAAAGAATCTTCAATGAATTGTGTACCTGCCTCATTGAAATAGGTCTTCAGATACTTACGAGTATATCTGTTACCACCAGCAAGTGCAATGTCAAGAGACAAAGCATCAATATATTCACCAATATCACGCTTACATTTTGTTTCGTAAGCAGCATCTACAGGTGTAGGACCATTTTGAAGTTCAGTCCACGAAGTATCAATAATTTCTTGTCTGTTCAGTTGAATTAGGCGATATGCATCAGCATATCTCGATCCGTCATCAGTTTGGTTATCACCAGGGTGGAAGAAATCAGGATGTTGTACAAAAATTTCAGCAGCAGAACGATCAATGATCAACTGCTTGTTTGCCTCAATCAGGTTACCAGAGTCAAAATATCTGGATTCTGGGTTAGCAGTATCTACAAGACCAGGGCGGTTATCAATAAAGTGATTACCAGGCATCAGCATGATGCTGAACTGGTCAAAACGGTCATTATCCTTACCAGGCAGATAAGAATAACGTGCTACTTCAAGGAAAGCACGCTGGATGGTTTTAAATGGACGGAGAGGTGAATTGCCTCGGTTGTCTAACTCATCAGTCGCATTAAAGTCATCTGGCGATACGTATAGATACTTACCTGTTTTACTTGAGTAAAGGTTATCAAGTCTTGTAAGAGGCATAATTAACCCAATCCTGCTGGACAATTTCTTCTGGATTATTTATACAATAAAACCTCCCCTTGTAGGGAGGTTTTACAGCACACGGAAGGGGTTTGGTTTGGCAGTATCGCCAACTCCTCCACCTGGACTCGAACCAGGAACCTATTGATTAACAGTCAACCGCTCTGCCTAATTGAGCTATAGAGGAAGGGGAATATCCCCTGCTCGTCAGCAGGGGAGGCACCAAGAGGGGTCCCACCTCTCTCTCACATGGGTTGTGTTTCCGATTCTTTTTTCTCTC